GTCGCCTGGTTGCCACACCGGATCACCGCGTGTATGTTGAAGGCAGAGGATGGGTGACTATTCAAAATCTGAAGGTGGGGGACACCATTGCCGGGATCAATCCGGGAGTTGTCTCTAAGGCTCGTAACTTTGATACGGGCGGCATCATGAAAATCTCTGTCTACGGCGCACGGACCTACCAGACTGCTGGCCTTCTTTCTCACAACATCAAACCCTAATCGGGGGAGCCCAAAATGCTTTACACCCAGTTCTACGCGGTCAATCATGAAACGGGAGCAACGCTTCCTTACGCGTCGGCAGCCGTTAGAGATACCGCTAGTGGTGATCTGGTCCCCCTCTACGACATCGACAGCAACCTCATCGGCAATCCGCTCACCGCGACTTCCACAGGTCTGGTGGCTTTCCGCGTTGCGGACGGTGAGTACGACATCCAGATTACCTCGGGGGACTACTCCGCACCTCCCATCGAAGCGATGCCCATCTATGACATCGCGGCCATCGCAGCTGATGCCGAGGCACAGGCGATCCTGGCGCAGAATGCGGCAAACACCGCCCTCGAGGCTTCCTATGTTGCGGGTGCCTGGCCGATTGCTGCCGCATCCGCCGTTCCTCGCGGTGTGGGGAGCATCACGATCACCGCCGGGGGAACGGGCTATACTAACGGCGTCGACTATCAAGGAACGCTGACGGGCGGAGGCTTTACAACGGCGGGTCGCTTCAAGTTCGATGTGGTCGGCGGCGCCATCACCAATATCCATGACATCGAACCGGGCCTTGGATACACCACAGCACCGGCGGTGACGTTCACGGGAGCCGGTGCCGGCACTGGTGCGACTGCGACCTCGGCGCTGAGCTACATCGTGCCTTCCGGCGCTCGATACTGGGTCGTTCAGGCTGATAATGCCTCGATGCGGCTGTACTACAACAACGCCAGTGTGGCAACGGCCGTTTCGCCGGCGGTCTATCGTGCCTACAGTCCCTTTGTCCCCTGCACCGTCGGCGGTTCCGCCAACGCCTATACCATGAGCCCCGCGACCGGGTTCCCCGTAATCAACGGCGGTGTGGACCAGGAGTTCGCAGGAACGATGCTGGGAACCAACAACAGTCTTGCTGGACTGACTGTTGCTATCGCCGGTATCTTCAGCGGTGTTGCCACAGCCGTGGTACTGCCGAACGGCGAACCCATCCCGATCCAGGCACTGCAAGGTCCCATCGCCAGTCAGGGCTTCCCGTTCCGGATCAAGCCCGTCGGTAATCGATATGTGCTGACCTGGCCTGCCTACATTCCCCGGGCTCAGGTATGTCAGCTGGTCTATATGTCGACCACAGGGGCAGCCGGCTATAACTTCAAGGTTCAGGACGCCGGCCAGGAGTTCTTGACCAGCCTTGACGGCGTGGAGTTCCACGCGATGATGCCGGTGGCCAAGGCCTTCGGCAGTCCGACAATCCAAATCTACGCTGCCGATGGAACAACTCTCCTCGTCGGTGCGTCGCCGCTTCGGGACAAGAACGATGCCGCCACTCTGATCAACTCCAATCTGTGGAAGGCAAACGATACCATCGCCTTCAAGAGGCCCATTGCTTTGGCGGGTCGCTTCAGCCTTATTGCGGCGCCTGACCTCGTAACCCCTGTGGCCTCCATGTTGACCTTCAACGAGGATTGGGGTATCCCGACGACCACCAAGCCGGTGTATGCAATCAAGGCTACGGACAAGTCTTGGGTGGTCCAGGTTAACTCGATTGTCTATGATGCGGCCTATGAGTCAACGAAGAAGCGCTCGGATCGCCAGATCATCGAGATGTATGATGCCGCAAGTGCAATGTCGGGCGGTCCCCTGAAGTGCACCTACGCACCGACCTGGCGCTCCATGAGGTTCGTGATCGATGATGAGGAAATCGAGGTAACCAACCTGGTATCCACGGACCCGGGAACCGCGACGTTCCAAGGTCACCAGCCCTCCACCCCCGAATGGGCCATCCCTGTCGGTCTGTTGTCTGAGCTCAAATCAACCTGGGCTGGTCACTTCATGGGCTTCTGGCACGGTCTGCTCGAGACTGTCTCCTGTTCCATGATCGTGGCCGGCGATGCGACCGACTACAAGGATGCTGTGGTCGGCACTGAACTTCGCGGAACCACGATCACTTGGACCACCTGGTATAACTGTTATCGCGGAACCATCTCCGTTATCGGTGACATTCCGACTCACTGGATCGGTCAGGTTGAGGTCATTCATACGATAGGCGCTGCCGAAGCCCTTGAATGCAGCAGCACCTTCTACATCGGTCAGCGTATGACCTACACCGCGGGCAACCTCGTTCTGTCGCAAGGAGACATCATCACGGGTCTGACTTCCGGCGCTACCGCGGAGGTGGTCATTATGCCGGCCTTCGGTCGCACAGGGACTGCCGGAGGAGGCAACCTCGCGGGAACGATGTTCGTGGATAACGTCGTCCTCGGTGGAGGCGTGACCGACTTCATTCCGGGTGAGTCCCTTCAGGTCTCGGGCGTCACGCGAGCAACCTGTGGCAGTGTTCCGTCTGGCGTGATCGCGGCCGAGAACGCCTACCTGCCGATGATGCCGACCACGGGCTTCAACGAGTTCAAGCCGAAGGGCTTGACGGCAACGCCTATTGCCCAAGACAACAATATTAACTATCCGCAACCCGCCGGCACCTACAACTCCATTCCTGACCAGCTGCAGCTGCGTCATACGAACCGGCCCCTGGTGTTGGCGGAAATCCTTCTCCTCGATGGGGGGCCCATAGACCCGCCGAACGATGACAGTGACTGTGAGACTACCAAGATTTTTGTTCAGGCCCGATCCGAAGGTGTGGACAAGGTGTATGTGAACTTCCGTTCTTCGGAAGACCCCTACGGAAGAAAATGGCAAGGCAAGTTTACGTCAAGAACTTGCTGGCGCGGCCGCGTTGGCGATCTGGTTTAAGGAAAGAGTTACCTATGGAAATGATTGCCACATGGATCGGTCTGGCCATGACTGCTCTGGGGATGATCCTCGGGGGTGTAGTCTACGTCCAGGCGCAGCTCAAAGCGGATCGGGATAAAGCCGAGTCCAAGATCATTGCTGCAGAGGCCAAGGTCGATGCCGCAAAGAAAGAGCTGGAGGAACGTCACAAGGCGGACTTGGCCAAAGTCGAGAAAGCCGTTGATGAAGAAAGGATCGAGAGGAGAAGGGAGCTGGACAGGATGGAAGAGACTGTTAAGGGATTTGCCGATGTAGCATCCGCCGTGATCGCCATGGGTAAGTCCATGGAACACCTCGCCCAGAACCTGACCGATCACCAACGCCGAACCGAAACCTCACTGGATGAGCTCAAGCAAGAGGTCAGAGCTCTGATTGTTGCTCGGCCGGTTCGGGCCCCTCGCGCATCACGAACGAAGAAATAAAGGAGAACGTGCATGAACTTCTGGGATTTTCTGGCCGCCTTGGGCACCAGGATCATCGACCGCTTCAGCGAACGGGCCTTCTTCGGCCTTCTCATCATCGGTTCGTTTGTCCTCGCCATGGGCACACTGGCCTACAACGCCATTCCCGACGGCAAGAACTCGGAGCTGTTCGGCCAGGGGCTCGTCGCACTGATCGGTGCTGTCGGGATCATCGTGGGCGCCATCTGGAAGACCAGCCAGGGTGAGCGTCAGAACCAGGAAACCCTGAACGAGCTGGTCAAGTCTTCGCCGCCCATATCAACCGAAAACAAGGATACCACCAATGACCAACCCCGTGCTGATGGAGCTGCAGGCAACACTTGCCCGTGCTGCGGCAATCGTCGGGTCGATGATGCAGTCGCCGACCGGCCCTTCGTCCCCCACGCCATCCCCGACTCAATCCCCGGCCTCTAGCCTCAATGAGGCGGACGCTTATCGTCCTCTCGCTTGGGGCGAGTACCTTGATCGGCTCAAGGTATTCAAGGACCGGCCTGGGTCGGCCGCGGTTTTCCGCCAGCGCGTGTGGTGGATCGCCGATACTCTGACGAAGTATCAGGGCCGCCTATTCGATGCCAACGACCTGATGGCCTGCATGAGCTTCGAGTCGGCCGGAACCTTCGACTCCAAGACCAAGAACCCGAAGAGTTCGGCCACGGGGCTCATCCAGTTCATGCAGGCCACCAGCCGCGATGTGCTCAAAATCCCCCATGCCGATCTGGCGAAGATGACGCCGGAGGATCAGCTGAACGAGGTCTACAAATACTTCAAGTGGGTGATCGACACCTTCGGCCCTGTGTCCGGAACCGCCGATACCTACATGGCGATCTTCCGCCCCGCGACTGTGGGTCGGCCGAGCGAGACCCCGCTGTTCGTCAAGGGCACAGACGCCTACGCAGTCAACACGGGACTGGACACCAACAAGGATGGACGCATCCTGAAGGCCGAGGCCGCCGGAAAGATTATCGAACGTCTTGCTCTTGGGCTTCGGCCTGAGAATATGGGTTAGCGGATAGGCCTGCCGCTTCCTCCGAGGAGGTAGGTCGTATGCTGCTGATGGGTCGGCCCGGTGGGGGATTGTTGTCCCTCATCTCTCATCGGGTCCGTCTCATACTGATAGCTCAGGAAAAGCTGAACCACCTTCTCATGAAGGACCAAGGCGTTCCTGATATTCTCGATCTGTCTTTCAACATTTCGAAGACCCTGGCGAACTACATCGCCCACAAGGTCTTCGCCCTCCTCTCGTTTGAACCGACCGACGAACCTCTGCAGCCTCTGTAGTTGGAGCTGTTGGTTCCTGAGGTCCATCTTCATCTGATGGCCTTTGCCGGTCAGGTCGCGAAGGATGCGCCCACGATAGTCAGTGAAGGCTGGATCATCCTGTGATGAGTTCATCACTCCCGAGATGATCGTCTGCACGATATTGAGCACCTGAGCGCGTTCTAGGTCCTCCGGATCGTTCATTCGCGCGTCGTCGCCAGTCGCGTCGTACTTTTCGCGTCTAGCCGGGTCTTTCAGGACCTCATAGGCGTGACTAACCCGATCCCATTCGATACGACTGCCTCCCTTGTCGGGATGGTGAACCTTGGACAGCTTGCGATAAGCTGACTGTATCTGTGCGGGGGTGGCATCGGGACGCACTCCCAGATCTTCATAGAGTTGGTGGTGCATCCCGATGGTTCCTTAAGGCTGAGGGTGTTGGTTCAGACGCTCGGCGTTTGCCTTCGTCTCGTCGATGGCTTGCCAGGTCGCGCCCAGCTTGGAGGCACAGTCTTCGCCGCGTTCATCGAGACGCGTGATGAGGTTGGCGGTGTCAACGTCATTCTCGATGGTCGGTCGCCCGGGTCG